TCTTACGCAAGGGATCTTGTTTGGTACGCCAGACATGACGGCTGAAGAAGAGCAGCAGATGCGTTTACAAGCTGAGCAATCTGCCCAAGACATGCAGATCATGGAAAGCATGGCTCAGCAACAAATGTTTCAACAAGAAGCTGCTGCTCAACAGCCTCAGAGATCTCAGCAACAACCTGCTCAACCTACGGGTCAAGGGCAACAACAACAACAACCGAAAGGTGATAAGAACATTCTTCAACAAACGTTTGATGTTCTTTCTGCTCCTGGTCGTGGTATCAATGACTGGTTTGTTGATACCATCAATATGCTTCCTGGTGTTGAACTTAGGAAAGCACCTAAGTTTGAAAATGATGTAACACAAGGTCTTCGTGAATTTAGTAGTGTTGTACTTCCTACTATCTTCCTTACCAAAGGTATTGGTAGCGGTCTTCAAACTGCTGCTAGTGCTAGTCGTGTTAAGATGTTTAATGATCCATTCCTCAAATGGGTAGCACCTAAGATGCTTGGTGCTGGTGTAGGTGCTGGTGTTGATTATGCTGTTGAGTTTAACCAGACAGATGACAACCTTAGCGGTACACTAAAGAAAGCATTTCCTGCACAATTTGGTTGGATTCCTGACAACATTGCAACACTTGATAGTGACAGTCCTGACATTAAACGTGCTAAGAACGTTACTGAAGGTGCTGGTCTTGGTCTTTTTGTAGACTTTGCTGAAGGTGTTGGTAAGATTGTTAAAGGCATCCGTGGTGTTAATCGTGCTACTCAATGGGTACCCGAGTCAGAAAAGGCTACACAGTGGTTCTCGAAGAACTTAGGTACCGAAGTATCAGATGACATTGAGGAGGCTATTGCAGAGTCTGCTGCACGCCGCTCAGACGCTTTAGATGAGCTTGGTGAATACAACTTCTCAAAGAATGCTGATCTTGATCAACCAATGCTTGGTGTTCATGACCTTTATGGTTATGAAGAATCAGGTGTTCGTTCTGTAGATAACCTTGGTATTGTTGGTGCTGCTGTTGATGTAGCACGTATTGTTAACAATGCTGATAGTGTCTATGGTCGTGTTGGTAGTGTTATCTCTGAGTCTGCACTTAAGTTTGGTCTTGAAGTACCTGAAGGGCAAGATGCTATCATCCGTGGTCTTGCACAACAACTGCAAGATGCTGGTGAATACGGCTATCGTACTGCCTCTGGTAAGTATCTAAGTCATAAAGAAATCATGCAAGCTGGTGAAGATCTGGCTTTTGATTTCTATCGCATGGATACACCTGAACTTCAACAGGCTATTAAGAAGTGGCAAGGTATTGATGTAGACACAGGTGCTCCTGTTCTTAAGTCTGAAGCTTATGCTGCTGTCTTTAAGACCATCAATAAGCTGATGGATGACTTTGCTAACATGGATGTTATGCGTGCACAAGCATATGTTGGTACATCCTTTGCTGGTCAAGTCTCTGATATGGCTCAAGGTGTTCGTCTTATGGATGGCACTGCAGCTATTGAACGTGCAGAAGAACAGATCCTTGATCGTCTTGAGTTTCTGATGGCACAAAAAGGTATGACTTCGTATTCACGTGGTCGTGCTTTGAATATGCTTAACCTGTGGAATCGTCTTACTACTAAAGGTAGCGAGGCTGCAGACGCTGGTTATGCTACTAAAATCAACAATGCTATCAAGAATGAAGAGAACGCTACTCTTCAGGCTATTGAACGCATTAAAGCTGATTCTAAGCAAACAATCAATACTCTTCGTGAGATCAAAGCAGAGCGTCCTGAGATGCTTGCACCTTTGATGATGGCGTATGAGTTTACTGATGGTAAGGTAGACACGATTAGCAAGCTAAATAACTACGTTCGTAACTCCCTTGGTGTGATGTCTAAGGCTTTCTTTGATGGTGAGCCTGAGATTCCTTCTGCTGTGATGCGTGGCTTCTGGTCTAACGTCTATAACTCTACGTTGTCTGCCATCGGTACTCCAATCAAAGCTGGTGTATCTAACATTGCTCTCCTTGCTGAGCGTCCTATTGCACAAGCAGCCGGTGCTGTTATCAATGGTGACGGTAAGGTAGTTCGTAGGGGTTGGTATCAGTACTCCGCAGCTTGGGATACACTGACTAATTCACTTGGTTACATGAATCAGGTCTTCCGTAGGTCTGCTTCTGATCCTTATGTGCTGGCATTGCGTGAGGACTCTGGTGTTGCTGATCAACAACAGATCGAACTTCTTAAGCAATTTGCTGATGCTAAGGCAGCAACTGGTGAATATGGTCCTCAAGTAATGATATCCATTGTTGAAGCGCAGAATGACCTTGCACAACACCCTTGGCTACGCTTTGGCCAACGTGGTATGCAAGCATTTGATGGCTTTACACAAGCTGTTATTGCTAACTGGGAAGCACGTGGTAAGGCATGGGATACTGTGACTCAAGGTGGTCTTATTCCTCTTGATAAGAAGGCTTCTGATAAGCTTTCTAAAGAAGTGTATTCTGCAATGTTTGATGACAACGATAACATTACAGATAATGCTGTACGGTATGCTTCTGGTGAGATCTCAATGGCGTTGGATAACCCAGCCAACGATGCACTGTCTAACCTAATTCGTACTGCTCCTATCCTTAAGCCGTTCCTTCTTTTCACTAAGACACCACTTAATATGGCTACTTACTTTGGTAGTCATAACCCGGTTGGTATGTTTATTGATAAGATCAACGCTTTTGATAAAGAGTTCTTCGAGATGAGTGGTCAGGAAGTAGAGCAGCTGCTTTCTTCTCGTGGTATTGATTATACCATGGAGAACATTGAAAGTGTCTATACCACTACTCGTGCTGAATTGAAAGGTCGTAAAGCTATTGGTACTCTTGCTGTGATGAGTGCTGTTGGTCTCTTTATGTCTGACAACCTTACAGGTGATGGTCTTTACGACAAAGAGAAGCAACGCCTACGTCGTGATGCTAACTGGCAACCACGGTCTATCCGCGTACCTGGTGGTAAGTGGGTGAGCTATGACGGTATTCCTGGTGTAAGTGATTGGGTAGCCCTGACTGCTAACATCATGGATAACTTTGACTCACTGAACGCTGCTGAGCTTGCTGAGAACCTTCGTGCTGCTGGTTTTGTCATTAGTGCTACTATTACTGACAAGTCTATGTTGGCTGCTTTGGAGCCTCTTAACGACGTTGTACGTGGTGATGTTGGTGCTATCAACCGTTGGACTTCTTCTTTTGCTAGCTCTGCTTCAATGCCTGGTTCTAGCTTGATGGCTGAGTTTGGTCGTCTTATTACACCCAATAAGAAAGAACTAGAGAACAACTTCTTTGATCTTGTAGCTAACCGTAACCCAATCCTTAAGCAAGCACTTCCTGATGCTCATGACTGGATTGATGGCGGAAAGGTTGGTGAACCTCCGAACTTCTTTGCACGTGTTTGGAACAATTATCTTCCTTGGAAGGTAAGCGGAGAGGTGTCTCCTGAGAAGCAATTCCTGATGGACATTGAGTATGATGCACGTCCTACACTTAAGACCAATGGTCGTGGTGTGGAGTACAGCAATGAAGAACGCTCTGAAGTTACCAGTACAATGGGTAAGCAGCAGATCTTCAAGCGTGAGATCCAACGCATCATGCAGACACAAGAAGGTAAGGAATTCCGTAATGAGTTTAAGAAAGCAAGAGATCTTGGTCTAGCACCTGATGTAGAAAAGTTCAAGAACATCCACCTGTATCTTGATGCTGCACTACGCTCTTCTATGCGTTTTGCAGAAGCTCAAGTATCTACCCGTGATGGTATCCGTAATAAAGTATACCAGAACCAAACCGTTGAGAACTTCCTTCAAGTCGGTGATATCGACGGAGCTAAGAAGTTTCTTGATGACATGAAGCAAACGATGTCTTACTAACTCTACTGACATAAGCGATGGCTATTACTCAGAATATTTATACAGGGAACGGGTCAACCGTTCTCTATTCATTTACTTTCCCATATCTTGAGACCGCTGACGTTAAAGTAACGCTCAATGGTGTTCTGACAACTGCATATACATTTGCCAACGCTACAACGATTCAGTTTACTACAGCACCTGCTATTGGTGTTACTATCCGTATCTACCGTGATACTAACTATGATTCGTTAGCTGCTACTTTCTATTCAGGTTCTGCTATCCGTGCAAAGGATCTGAATGATAACTTCACTCAAAACCTATACGTCACCCAAGAGAACACTAACGATGTTGTCAACATTGATGGTTCCAACACAATGGTTGGTGATCTCAATATGGGTGGCTATAAGATCATCAATCTTCAGACACCTGCAGCTGATACTAACGCTGCAACTAAAGGTTATGTAGATAGTAAGGTTGGTGCATCTGGTCCTCCAGGTTACACCAACTGGTCTTATACTGCTACTGGTGGTGAAACAGTTGTTGGTACATTTGGTTCTTTGCTTGAGTATCAAGTAGGTAAAGAACAGGTGTACCTTAACGGTGCACTGCAGAAACGTAATACTGGATCTACGGTTCTTCACGATTACCTAGCTAATGATGGTAGGACAGTCACATTCTATGTCCCACTAACTGCTGGTGATATTGTAATGGTTCGCTGCGTCAACTACCTTGCAGCGGATCCAAACGCATCTTATAGTTTCACTCGTTGGACCAAGACAATTGGTGTTGCCGGTGCATCTAGTCTTGGTGGTACTCTACCTGCACAACTTGGTGATGGGTTTGCTATTTTGTCTTATACCGTAGGACGTGAGCAGTTGTTTGTTAATGGTGCGCTACTTCAACGTGGTCTAGATTATACAGCAACAAACGGTACAACTATTACTATCCTTGGACCACTCCTACTTCAAGGTGATATGGTTGAAGTCCACTCAAATAACTCTATCTAATTATTATGACTAATTCAAGAGATTTAGCCAATTTGGGTGGAGGTTTCATCCAAGCTGGTGGAGGTGTTCAACGTAGTGTTGAGTCGAAACTGCAAGATGTTGTAAGTGTTAAGGATTTTGGTGCTGTCGGTGATGGGGTAGCGGATGATACGGCTGCTATTCAGGCGGCAGCAAACTATGCAAAAGCTAACAACGGCGTGCTGATCGGCGCTGGTGGGACGTACAAAATCACCAGTACAATCGTGTTGTTATGTAATTGCGACCTGTCAATGATGACATGTGTAGCAAACGCACTTAGCGTTAAGCCTGTAATTCGTGTCGGCCCGATTTCAGGTGGCGGTAGTAGCACTGATCTTGTAATAGCTAAGAACATTAAACTTCCCAAGGTCAGGAACACCGCAAAAACCACAACGGGGTGGGACGCCGGATGGGGTAGCGGCATTGAGCTAGCCCATGTCTACGAATCGCGTATCGAAGTACCGTGGGTTGAAGGGTTTAAGGTTGGACTGGATTGTGGAGGGTACGATTACGGATTTGCTTACAACGAAGTTCGAGTTGGGCGCGTTTACAACAATGAAATTGGGGTTCAACTGAAACCCAAAGCCGCTGCAGGGTGGGTAAATGAAAACCTGTTCTATAACGGTCGTTATGTCATGGATAGCTCCGAAGGCATTGTCACGTCGGGTAGGTATATCAAGCTGGCGCCCTTTGATGTGACAAATGCCGGGACTTCGTGGCCCAACAACAACGTGTTTACAAAACCCTCAATCGAGGAGCAAGGACCGACGTATGCGGTGGAAATTGCTGGAGCTTTCAACTGTTTCTACAATCCGCGCTTTGAAGGCAATAACGATGTACTGATGGTTGGACATTCGTCCAGCACCGTGACGTTTGAAAACCAGTTTATCGGTGGATACCAGGTTTCTAGCATTGATATCGTTACAACGGGCGTTGTTGTATATTCTGGAATTTGGAACTCTAGAGGGTCGGTGTTGTCCGGCACGGAATCCGTTATTAACTTGCAAAACGCTGGTAGCAGTACAAACCCTGTAATCCGAGTTTTTGACGCCAGCACGACGCCCTTTGGTAAGGGTGCAAGCGCAGTGGATTATTGTTTTCAGTTGACTTCAGCAGGACTAATTGGAAAACAAGCCGCCACCGATGTAAGTGCTCCCAAGGTTGTTGTGAACTTTACAAACGGAGAGCAAATTCACCGTCTTGGTACGGATATAAATGTCTTCCGCAAACTACTGGGCGGCGGCGCTGCAACTTACGTATTAAACGACTCCGGAAGTGCTTATGTAACCTACAAAATAGACGGAAATGAGCTTGAGCTGAACACCTACAGTGGTGCAGCCGTCAAATTTGGAGGAACCATTTACCCTAGTGTAGATAATTCTAAATCGTGCGGTTTGGCGTCTAATAGATGGTCAGTTGTCTACGCCGGCACTGGCACCATCAACACGTCTGATGAGTGTCAGAAGCAAGACATCGAAGACCTGTCTGACGCTGAGCTTCGTGTAGCCACATCCCTCAAGAGTCTTGTCAAAAAGTTCCGCTTTAGAGATGCTGTACAGGCGAAAGGTGACGACGCTCGCATCCATGTTGGCGTTATTGCCCAAGAAGTTATCGCAGCATTCCAGGCTGAAGGTCTTGACCCAATGCGCTATGGGATTGTCTGTTACGACCAATGGGACGCTACCGACGACGAACCAGCAGATGACCGCTATGGCATCCGATACGAAGAACTACTTGCATTTATTATTGCAGCACTATGACAAAAACACGTGACTTAGCCGACCTGGCTAATGGTATTACATCAGCAAACATTGTTGATGGCGCAGTGACTAATGCTGATATTAACTCTAGTGCAGCGGTTGCTTCATCTAAACTTGCGTTTACACAATCTGGTACTGGTGCTGTGCAGCGCACCGTTGAATCAAAGCTGCAGGATGTGGTGAGTGTTAAAGATTTTATCCCTGCTGGAACAGATACAGCTGCTACCGATTGTAGCTCTTATATCCAAGCTGCTATTGATGCCGCAGGTGTTTCTGGCGGCGCCATCTACTAAGGAGCACTCCCATCGTGTCTAATTTCCGCACCGAACGTCATCTCTTGATCTACGTTCCAGATAATTCAGTTGTACCTTTTAACGATTTGACTGATTACAGGCTTCAGGAGTATTTAACGTTGTCCGAAGAGGAGGTAAAAGCTATCGGCTCGGCCGATTCTTAAAGTTGAAAACTGCAGTTGCCGCTCATGACAATGTAATAAGGTATAGACGTAAAATTCACCTCTTTAAATTAATAAAATACGCTTAATCATGATCACTATCCTCGGCATCAAAGTGTCCTATGAGGCACTCGCATTCTTTGCACTTTTTATCGGCTCCGAGATTGTCGGTGCCTCTAAGCTGCGTGAAAACAGCATTGTACAAGTCGTTCTTCGTGCTATTGAGGCGCTTAAGCCTCACCGCACTGAGGATGACAAGATCCAACGTATTAAAGACACCTTCAAATGAGCATTAAACTCCTTAACGTTATTGAAAACTATAAGGGGTTGCCTCATCAAGTTAAAGCCATTGAGTCCCTGGAGCGTCTTCTGGGGGCTTTTGGCTTGTCTGATGATGCAGAGTGGGTAAAGCTTTGGCGGACACCCACCGAACCCCTTCCTCAACAGTTCACCAATACCTGGGATGGTATTGAAGCTGCAGCTAAAGCAGCTGGTGCTAAGTTCCCAGAAGTCGTTGCTGCTCAGTGGGCACTAGAGTCTGCTTATGGTACTGCCTTGAGTGGTAAGAATAACTACTTTGGTATCAAAGGTACGCCTGGAACTGTTAAGACTACCTGGGAAGACTACGGTAACGGACCCGTTACTATTCAAGCTTCCTTCAAAGACTTCGCTACACCTTATGACTGCGTAAACCACCTCGTAACACAGTGGTACAAAGACTACAAAGGTTACAAAGGCGTCAATCGAGCCACCTCTCGTGAAGATTGTGCATACCTCCTCAAGAAGGAAGGCTATGCTACTGACCCTGTCTACTCACAAAAGTTGATTCGATTGATGGAGCAAAATGAGTAGTACTACTTACAACATAACACCTGGCAGGTATGAGCGTCAACTACCTGTAGCAACCAAAGTTCACTTTAAAAGCTCAGCTAATAGCACCAATGCTACTTCTATAAAGGGTAGTCCTGGTGCTATTTTTAATATGATCATTCATAACACCCACAGTGGTGGTGGTGGTGGTGGGTCTGCTATTACCCTTCGACTGTACGATAAGGCTACAGCACCTACTGTTGGTACTGATGTGCCTATGATCATCATCCATGTAGGATCTAATACCTCTAAAGAGATTAACTTTACTAGTGGTATTACCTTTACCAACGGTATTGCTTATGCACTAACAGCTGGTGATTCACTATTGGATGCTACTGCTGTATCTGCAGACGGTGTACAGGTCTACATTGGGTACATGTGATGATTGAAGCAGGTGTAGCAGTGGGTATTGCACTCTTTACCGCTATTATTTCAGTACATAACCGCCTTTATACCAAAATTAACGAAGTGGATAGCCGTGTAGACAAAGTAGAGCTACGTGTGGCTGAAAACTACGTCCAAAAACAAGAATTGTCTATGGCTCTTAAGAAAATGGAGGACCATATGGTGCGAATTGAGGAAAAGCTTGATAAGTTGATCTTTAAATGAAACAATGTAAGTACTGTCACCAATCTAAACCATTAACTGAGTTTCCCAAACATAGAGGTCATCGAGACGGGCACGCTGCTATTTGTAAACCCTGCAAAAAGACTAAGTATCCACCTACTGCTGAACAAAAACAAAGAGCATACGAGCGTCAAATTAAACGCAACTATGGCATTACAGTAGATGATTATGACGCGATGTATAGGGAACAGAATGGGTTATGTCTTGGGTGTCAGCGTAGCAATGAGGGCTCTCGGTTCCACATAGACCATTGTCACGAAACTGGTCAAGTTCGTGGACTTTTATGTGGCAGATGCAATGCTGCCCTAGGTCTTGTGGATGATAACATCGGAACCCTTGCAAACCTTATTCATTATTTAAGCCGTGGCAAAACATCAAAAAGCGAATGAAGACGCTTTCAACCAACTACACAACCTTGTTACTGAAGAATTTCTTCGTCGAATTAAAAGTGGTGAAGCTACTACCGCAGACTTAAAAGCCTGCACAGATTGGCTAGCCAAGAATGATATTAGTGGTGTAGCTATTGAAGGCTCACCACTGGATAAATTAGCGAGTGTACTGCCCCAAATAGACCCCGAACTTGTACAACGGAGACTGTATGGCAAGTCGTACGTCTGACTACTACAAAAAGAATCCCAAAGCACGCGCTAAGCGTCTAAAACAACAAGCCCGTTACAATCGACAATCCCTGCAAATCGAGAAACGTGTTGAACTTAATCGTGAGAATCACAAACGCGGCACCTATGGTAATGGTGACGGTAAAGACGTATCCCACAAGAAAGATGGTTCAACAGTCCTTGAAAAAGCATCCACTAATCGAGCACGTAATCGGTCTAGGAAATGACACTTTTACTGCCCTCGCCTGATCATTACCTCCACAACCTAATAACGATGACAAGTCCCGAAGCAAAACGCCTTTGGAGGCGTGCCATTAAGGAACACTTCAACTGTCAATGTGTCTACTGTGGGAATCACTATGAATTACATGAACTTACTCTTGATCACGTTCGCCCTCGTTGTCTTGGAGGGCAAGACCTTACATCAAATCTTGTACCCTCATGTTGGGAATGTAATCAGGCAAAAGGTAGTAGCAACTGGCTTACGTGGATGCGTAATACCTTTGGGATAACACCTAGAGAACATCTTATTTTACAACATATACAATAGCTATGCCTCAGTCTCTAGTACCTGACGACATCAGGAAAGCATATTTAGAAAATGTCCTATCTTTAAAAGCTGAAGGTAAATCAATTCCTGATCTTGTATATGACGGTGTATCCTATTTTGCCGATAATAAAGGTGAGAAATGGGGTGGCTGGAGACTTAGGAATAGGGCTAGTCATTCAGCTCAAGGCTCTAAGCGTCGTGCTAAAATGCGTGGTGCTGTAGCATCTGAGGATCTTTACATTGAAGCCTTTGGTGAAGAACTTGGTAAACAACGTTATCTAGAAGATAAAGCTGAACTTAAGCGTATTTGGGGTACACGTGGTAAAGCTGGTTTTGATATTGACCACATCTACCCGCTAGCTGCAGGTGGTCAAGAAACACCACGTAACCTTATGCTTAGAGAAGCTTCTGCTAATCGTGGTAAGGGTGCTAAACCTCCAACACCTGAGCAACGGGCAGCACTTCTGTTGTCTGATGATCCTCTTACACAGATCCAACTACAAGGTCCACAACCAACATCTAGAAAGCGAGCTGAGATCCTAAACCTTATCAATGAAGGTGGTACGGTACGGTTTAAAGCTGCTGCTTCAGCCTTACCACTTGTTGGTGTAGCTGCTGGTGTTATCGGTGCTGGTGAAGCCTTTGCTGCAGGAGACCCACGTGAGGCTGTTGCTAGATTACTAGAAACAGGTGCAGGTGAAGTACCTATTGCCGGTGATGTTGTTCAACCAGAAGCTGTGGCTGGTGGTACTTTTGAAGATGTAGAACGTAGAACTGCTGAAGGACTACGTGCTAAAGAACTTCAACAACGAGCAGCTGAAGCACGTCAACGTGGAGGTAAATTATCCTTTGGTGTTGGTGGTGTTAGGTTTAAACTTCCTGAGTTTGGTCTATCTGAACTGATGGGAATTAATTAGAACACACGGAGAGGTGCCTACAAGCCCCTACAAGGTGCCTCTCCCTTTACTTAGGTATATTCTACCATATGGATACTTTAACAGCCCTCAAGGGTGATTTTAAACTCTTTCTTCAAGCGCTGTGGTCTCAACTAGACCTACCATCACCAACACGTGCACAATACGCCATTGCTGACTACCTACAACACGGTCCTAAACGTCTACAGATCCAAGCCTTCCGAGGAGTCGGTAAGAGCTGGATTACCGGTGCTTTCGTGTTGTGGACATTGTTCAACAACCCCGAAAAGAAGATCATGATCATCTCCGCTTCCAAAGAGCGGGCAGATAACATGTCGATCTTCCTTCAGAAGCTAATCATTGAGACACCCTGGCTATCACATTTGAGACCAAAGAGTGATGATGCCCGGTGGTCACGGATTAGCTTTGATGTTTTATGTAGCCCTCACCAAGCACCATCCGTTAAGAGTGTGGGTATCACAGGTCAACTTACTGGTAGCCGTGCAGACCTCATGATTCTAGACGACATTGAGGTTCCTGGCAACAGCATGACCGAGATGATGCGTGAAAAGCTTCTACAGTTGTGTACGGAAGCTGAGTCTATCTTAACACCAAAGAAAGATAGTCGTATCATGTACCTAGGTACACCACAGACTACCTTTACTATCTACCGTAAGCTAGCAGAACGTAACTATAAACCATTCGTTTGGCCAGCACGTTACCCTCGTAAACTATCTAACTACGAAGGACTCCTTGCACCTCAAGTACAAGAAGACATTGAAGGTGGTATTGAACCTTGGGATGTAACAGACCCCGATCGTTTCTCTTCTGAAGACCTAGTAGAACGTGAAGCATCTATGGGTCGTAGCAACTTTATGCTACAGTTCATGCTAGACACCAGTCTTAGTGATGCTGAGAAGTTCCCACTTAAGATGGCAGACCTTATCGTTACAGCAGTTAATCCTAAGGAATGTCCTGATGCTGTAGTGTGGTGTTCAGATCCCAGTAATGTTATTAAAGACCTACCAACTGTTGGTCTACCTGGAGACTATTTCTATTCACCAATGGTTATGCAAGGTGAGTGGCTACCGTACACAGAAACTATCTGCTCCGTAGACCCTTCTGGACGAGGAACCGATGAAACAGCAGCTTCCTTCCTTAGCCAACGTAATGGTTTCATCTACCTTCATGAAATACGTGCTTATCAAGATGGTTATAGCGACGCTACCTTACTAGACATCCTTAGAGGTTGTAAGAAGTACGGTGTTACTAAACTTCTAATTGAGACAAACTTTGGTGATGGTATTGTCGGTGAACTCTTTAAGAAACACCTTCAACAAACCAAACAAGCAATCGACATCGAAGAGGTACGTGCTAATGTTCGTAAAGAAGACCGAATCATTGATACCCTTGAGCCTGTTCTTAATCAACATAAGCTTATTGTTAATCGGTCTGTGGTGGAATGGGACTTCAACTCGAATAAGGAAGCCGCACCCGAAACTAGACTCCTCTACATGCTATTCTATCAGATGTCAAGGATGTGTCGGGAAAAAGGTGCAGTAAGACACGATGATAGACTGGACTCACTAGCACAAGGTGTTAAATACTTCACAGATGTACTCGCTATTTCTGCTTATGAAGCTATTAAGACACGTAAACAAGAAGACTGGCTTGATATGCAAGAATCTTGGTTAGATGACCCCCAAGCAGCTGCCTCTCATATGGCATTTGGTTTTAATTTAGACCAACGTAGACAAGCAAGACAACTAGCTGGTAAAAAGGTAGTCCCTACCTGGGTTTCTTAGCGGTCCCTGATGTATACAGGAGAAGGGAAGGGTGGACCCGACTCCTGAAGGAGGAAGACATGTCTTTATCAAGACACATCTTCCTCTCTTTCTTTAATGAACAGTGAGGGAACAAAAGACAAACATCTCCCTCTTAGTTCATTCATCTACTCTACTGACTGAATCCTGTGAGTACTGATTCTCCCAATCCTTCTGAATCCTGTCACTACTGATACTACTGTATGCGTTATGAGTAGAACATATCGTAAGCAACCATTACGTCATCAATTCCGTCACCCTAAGACACAGAATGAACGTAGAGCTAATGGTGATGATTATCGAGATTCTGAATATACTGTAAGTACTCGTAATCGCGATATTCCTACTGCCTACGACGACATTACTGCCACCTCCATCTACCAAAACGATCATCGATGACTCATACCGCCACCCTGGTACACATCACTCCTCACACTGAAGAACTTATCTCCTACATGGCTAGGGTATCTAACCCAGCTAATCAAAACAACACTGAGACCAGTGCTAAACTAATTAAGTACCTCATTGATCATCAACATTGGTCACCGTTTGAGATGGTGAACATGTGTGTAGAGATTAACACTACTAGGTCTATTGCTGCTCAGATCCTACGTCATAGGTCCTTTAGCTTTCAGGAGTTCAGTCAACGTTATGCAGAGGTAGCAGAAGTAGCAGCTCCTCCACAGTTCCGTAAACAAGATACTAAGAACCGACAGAATAGCACTGATGATCTAAGTCTAACGTTGAGGTATCAGTACACTGAAGAGACAGTCAAGCTATACAACCAGTGTTATGACTTGTATCAGAGAATGTTGGAAGATGGGGTAGCTAAGGAGTGTGCAAGAGAAGTACTACCCCTCGCTACACCTACTCGGTTGTACATGAATGGTACGATTAGGTCTTGGTTGCACTATTGTGACCTACGTACAGCTCATGGTACGCAGAAAGAACACGCACAGATAGCAGCACAAGTGCAGGATATTCTCTATTCGCAAATACCAAATGTTTGTGAGGCAATGTGGAACAAGAACTTAGATTGAATGAGTTCAAAGTCCTGTATAAGACTTGGAGGAGAGGTATTCCTTGGTTGGATCACTTGATTCTGGGTCTTTTAATCTGGTTAGAACGGAAACTCATTGATTATCGTGTTAAAACGACGGTCGATGAAGCGATTAGGGAGTATGAAACGCTTCATGAGGTCTCTATGCCTGATATGGTGACTCCTGTTTATACAGAAAAGCCGTCAGAGACGTCTACAAGGCTCCCTGAGATGCGTTTGACTGCTCCTTGGTATATTGACACTGTTGATAAGGAATAGAGCCCTTGTAGGTCATTCTGGAGGGGCTTTAGTTTTTTGACAGAAATTTCTCAAGTCTTATACTACGCTGAACCAGCGCCGCAGCCCCCCATAGGGGTACCCCCGGATCACACGTGCACACACCCGCAGGCACCCGCATGTACGCACCCAGGCACGCGCATGGCTGTGTCCAGCGCATCTGCATCAGGCACAGGTACGCAGGACATAGGCGCATGGGCAGGCACACACGCACACGAGGCAGCAGCAACTATGCGGCACCACGCATAACCACATCTCACACATCTGTCGACCCTTATTGAGAACATTATTGAGAACCCAGTCATACCAATGGATCTCAGTGATTGACTGTACCATAAGCAACCCTGATAACCGCTGCACCGCAATGGATCAGGCTGTACTATGTGCCACTTGCTCCAACTGTCCACCAACCATCGCTGCTATCGTGAACCCATACTCTTCTTTGAATGTTGAGTTACTCGACTCTCCCTGTTAAGGGTGAGGAGAGTCTCGAAACTTCAACCAGAAGAGATGAGAGACCAAGCCAACTGAATACGGCAAGCAGCCCTTGGCACTGTGCCACCTGACAAGCCGACCACTCCCTCCCTCAAACCAGCCACCCTGGCTCTAGGATGGCAAAGCACCTGGACAATCGAAGATTGATAGGCTGAGTAGGACCACGGGTCACTGCCGCCAACCACCTGCCGAGCGGGATTCCAGGGGTTGGGTTAGGGTACACTCCTTAGGTGCCAGCCGTGCCACGCCGAGAAGGGTGAGCACATCAACCGCCGAGCCACAGGCGGCATACAAATATGATCATGGCTTCATGCGTCTGTTGCAGCGGTGAAAGCGATACGCTAAGACGCACCAATTCACTTGCTTTTTAATTATGTTCAGCTTCAACGTTACTGATCGTTCTTCTAGCGCTATTCGTTGTCTGCTTGTTGATCCCATTCGTGGCACTGCTTGTGTCGACTTTCAGAATGGGTATGCATACAGCTACATCAATGTGTCTCGTCGTGCTATCCTTAACCTGCTTGCACAGCCTAACATGTCGCTTGGATTCTGGGTTAACCAGAACCTTGTGAATGCAACCCGAGTGTATGAGAATCCTCTCCAGGTTATTGGCTGAGTAACACACAGTTAGTTACACTCTCCCATCACTTACGATGGGTTTCTGTAGCTCACTTGCTACGATTGTTCACTTGCTTTTATGTACATGTCCACTCTTCATGATGCACTTGTTGCTCGCTTTGATGATGCGGATGAGATCCGCGACGTAGCTAATCACGGCTGCCAAGGTGGTGTCTCTGGCTTCATCTACTATTCAGAGAATGAGAAGTTCTTTGATGAGCATGAAGATGAGATCTATAATTACCTCAACGACTGCGAGTATTCGATGGAAGATTTCGTACACTCTGGTTCAACCATTCGTTCACTCAAGAATGACATGGTGTGGTTTGTTGTTGAGCTGTGGTGTCAAGCACAGTACACAGCCAACGAGCTTGAGCGTGAGGCACTTGCTGCCTGATGATTACACTTAGGGATACACATTGTGTCTCCTTTTCTGTAGTCTTCACTTCACAACTTATGCAATATCAAATCAACTACAACCGTGGTTACAACACACCTATTTGTGCCACTGAATACACACATGCTGACTCATATGATGAGGCATGGGTAAACGGTGACTGCATGGCTCAGTATCCTGAGCAGGTATGTAATGTCTTCCCGATCATCAATGACCCACGTAGTTAACAATTAGCGTTCACACTCATAACCTGATTGTTACACTTAGCCCTTCACTTTGTGTGGGTTTTCTGTAGCAATTACGCTACGTTTTCCTTTGTTATTTGACAATGACTGTCGCTATTCAACGCCTTACTGGTGATGCTTTGCTTGCTCATATTGAGCGATTTAAGGAAGCATCTAAGACCGAACAATGCTTGACTGCAGGTTACATTACCGACAAAGGTAAGCCTGCTTATGTAGACTTCTACACGGAAATCATGAACGCTACACCTATTGTGTCAGACAAGAACAAAGACGCAGCAGATGATGCTGAGTACGATGCGCTTAATGATGACAAGCGTGCATTGTATGATGAGGTGCATGATCGCTTCGGTGAGAAGTGGGATCATGAACAGATTATGGAGTTCATTGAAGAACTTGATGATCTCGGTATTGAGAATGTCTCTCAATTAGAAGATGCTTATGTGTACACACATGATGATTGGGTGTCTACTGCTGAGCGTGAGTTTGCTGAGTACTGGGTATGTGAGATCATGTGTGAGGCACCTGCTGATGTGATTGCAGCTGCTGTAGATTGGCAGGCTGTATGGGATCACAACCTCAGGTATGATTTCAACACCATTGAGTTCGATGGTACTGTGTTCTTTTTCTTTAATCGCTGATGACATTTAAAATCATTCTTGAGTCGGTCAACAATCCTGGCAAGTTTACGTTTATAACTGTTGAGGATAGTATTGATCTTGAGGATTGCGTTAATCAGATACGCACTGAGTTCTCACATGAGTTCACCATTGATCAAATCAAGGAGATTAAGTAATGACCAATGCAATCCACGATGTTGCCATCAAGGTTGATGTGTACCCTGATGAGTTCAAGCCTATCATGAAGGCAGTTAAGTATGCACTACTGTGTGATGATTCACGCAGCATACTCACTGAGGTAGAGTGGGCTACGCTTAATGCGTGGCTTGATGATTTCACTGACATTGCACTTAACGAGGCTGTATGAAGTACACGATTCCCAGTGACGTACTTGTAGGACAATACCTACAGTATTTCACACTCATAGTGGCTGCAAGTATCGCCTTTGTGTATACTTGTGGCTACACATTTGGTCTCTTTGTTCATTCACTAAACGACAAATGTACACGACTGTTAAGGGTCTTCGTGAATATGAGATCACCCTTCGTTCAGGTGTTTGGTATCTCCTAGCACCCGACTCTGAGCAAGCCGCATGGAAGGCTCTTGAGTTGTCCCGTGAACGTAATGATCAACTACTAAATGTCAAGCAAACAGATGAGTGGTAAACGTAAGCCTTACTATGATAACAACTGGCAAGAGTACAAGGACGCACCTGATGACTTCTTTGTACCACACACCTTTGAGGAGGTAATGCATTGGAAGGTTGGTGGTTGGGAGTTACCCAGTAGTGTATGCTGTGTTATTCGTGCCACTGATCTTGATACACACAAGGTTACTGAGTTTGTGTATCGCAAACATTCTGCAGCACAGAACAAAGTTAACGAGCTGATCAACAAACGCAACTGTGAGTTTGTGGTTGCTGATCACGAGTCTATTCATTTCCTTTCACCTGCTGACATTTCTGATTATGATTCTGACGACTGAAGAGTTCCAAGAGTTTGCTGAGCAGTATCCTGAGCTTGCTCAACTTGTATGTCTTGATGAGGTTGAGTATCCACTCAATGTGGAGGATAACTGATGCCCACACCTGCTCAGATTGATGAACAGGTGCAGCTTGAGCGTGACCAAATACGCCAAGGTCTCAAGCGATTACGGGATAACACTGACGCACTCCAGCAACGCAGCTATGCGTCTGCTACGGTGTATGGTGTAGCCTCTATTGATGCGCTTCTACCTGTACTGGTAAAGCGTTTGGAGGATACTAACAACCGCATCCATGAAGGTAAGACTGGTGTTGCATTCAAAGAGATTGCACAGTACATCAGTGAACTTGAACCATTAGCTGCTGCTGCTATTGCGTTGAAGCTTACCTTTGATAAGGTCTTCAGTTACAAGGAAGGCAGTGATCAGGTGCAATCCGTATGTGATGGTATCGGTTCAGCTGTTGAAGCTGAATGTCAGATGCGTCACTATGAACGATGTGCACCTGGTCTTCTCAACACCTTGAAGAAGAACTATTGGCACAAGTCATGTGGTACTGATCAGAAGCTAACGGTCATTCAAACATTGATGAACCGTAGTGATATCCAACAATGGCAATCATGGGGCAGAGCTAACCGCATCAAGCTAGGTGGTTGGTTACTCGATTGTATCATTGAGACATCACAATGGTTCACCAAGGACATGCGTCAGGAAGGACGCAAGCGTGTTAACTATGTCGTACCTACGCCTGAGTTCGTCGCCATCAAAGACAAGGTAATGCAAGATGCTGAGCTATTTGCTCCGCTTGCTTGGCCTATGTTGATTGAGCCTAACGACTGGACCAATGAACGTGCTGGTGGGTACCTGCTGAATGAGGTGATGCGAGGGCATGATCTGGTACGTAGGGGCGATCCCTTATGTATACAGGGAGAAACACCGATCAACTTTCTGAACAAGATTCAGAAGGTTGCCTTTACTCTAAATCCTTTTATTGTAGGGGTTGCGGAAGAACTAGATAGATTGGAACGAGCAGTTGGTAAGTTCCTCCCTATTGTGAATCATGAGTTGCCACCAAAGCCTTATGATATTGCAGAGAACAAGGAGTCTCGTAAAGCATATCGAAGAGCAGCGGCAGAGACAATGAACTTGAACGCACAAGAGTTCAAGAAGTCATGTCGAACTCGTATGACTATGGAGGCAGTGAAGAGGTTCAAGGACGTAGCTAAGTTCTACATACCTTGGAGCTTTGACTATAGAGGAAGAGCTTATCCTATTCCTGCCTTTCTTACTCCTCAAGATACAGACTTTGGAAAAAGTCTTTTAGTCTTTGCTGATGGATCTTTTATGACTCCTGAAGCAGAGGACTGGTTAGCCTTTCAAGTAGCTACTACATTTGGTCTTGATAAAGCACCAATGACGGAGCGACTAGAATGGGCAAGAAATAACCATGAGTTGTTCACACTCATATCGCAAGATCCCATTGGTAACTTACATCTTTGGGAGAATGTAGAGGAGCCTTGGCAGTTCCTAGCAGCAGCAGAAGAGTATTACCATTGTGTCGTAGTTGCCGATAGGCAGTTCACACGTCTTATGGTTGCTACAGATGCAACCTGCAGTGGTCTTCAGATCCTTGCAGGATTAGCTAGAGATAAGTCTACAGCACGTCTTGTTAACGTCTTACCTGGTGATAAGCCACAAGATGCTTACAAGGTGGTTGCTGAGGCTGCTACACCTTACTGTCCTGAATCTATCCAGCCTTACATGGATAGGAAGACAGTTAAGCGTGTCGTAATGACTGTCCCTTACAATGCAAAACCTTTCTCAAATCGTGGGTACATCAGAGACGCACTCAAAGAGAAGGGTGTAGAGATCAGTAAAGAGGATCTAACTAAGACAGTTAAGGCAGTACGCAATGCAATGGATGTTGTCGTACCCGGTCCTATGGCTGTTATGAAGTGGATCGAAGATGAGGTAGCTAATGCAATCAAAGCTGGTAAAGAGTTTCTTGAGTGGACAACACCATCAGGGTTTGTTGTACATCAGAAACTAAACAAGAAGCTTGTTGTGTCTATTGAGCTACAGCTTCTGGGTCGTTGTCAGTTGAAGGTAGCAGTTGATGATTCTGATGAGGTTGATCTGAACCATCACAAGAATGCAACAGCACCTAACCTGATCCACAGCTTAGATGCAAGCTTGCTACACTTGAGTGTCTTAAACTTTGACGCACCTATTGCTCTCATTCACGATTCTGTGCTTTGTCGTGCAACGGACATGTCTACCTTGTCCTCCATTGTACGAGAAACCTACATGCACCTCTTTGCCGAGCATGATTACCTAAAAGACTTTGCTTCACACATTGGAGCAGAGACTGATCCACCGATTGTTGGAGACCTTGAACCGGAATCCGTAATCCAATCCACCTACTTTTTCTGTTAATGGCACAAACCATCCACGTTACCCAACAGCCTGTTGTCCTTGAAGGTTATCAGGCTGTACTGAAACCCAGCAAGTTTGGGTATTCACTGTCTGCTATTGTTGATCAAACGCTTGTTGATAAGCTTGAAGAAGATCGAGCTGAGTCTGTCAAGTGGGCAGAGTCTAAGCTGAAGAACCCTAAGCGTTCTACCCTGAAGCCTGAACCTTGGGAGGAGGTGTCTGATGGGAAGTATAAAGTTAAGTTCAGTTGGAATGAGGAGACACGCCCGCCTGTTGTTGACACAGAAGGAACTCCTGTTACTGACCCCAACACACCTATCTACAGCGGATCTACGGTCAAGCTTGCCTTCCGTCAGAAGCCATACATCCTCCGGGATGGTGTCACCTACGGTACAAGTCTTAAGCTTGTCGGCATCCAAGTGGTTACTGTCGGCTCCTCTGCAGGTGTTGATACAGGCGACCTTGGTGAAACTGAAGTGGCGGCTCTCTTTGGTCAAACAAAGGGCTACAAAACTTCTGAACCTAACATCACAGCCGCACCTGAAGTAGAGGAAGACGATTTCTGATGCCTAGGTACCGTTCAGGTCTTGAAGAGAAGGTTGCTGATCTTCTCTCAAGCTTGAAGGTAGAGTTTGAGTACGAGTCAACTAAAGTTCCTTACATTCTTCAATGCAACTACACACCCGACTTTCTTTTACCGAATGGTGTCTACTTAGAAACAAAGGGACACCTGACGGAGGAAGACCGAAGGAAGATGATCGCAGTGAAGAAAGCGAATCCCGACTTAGATATTCGGTTCGTCTTTCAAGCACCCTATAACAAGATCTACAAAGGGTCTAAGACTACTTATGCGAAGTGGTGCGAGAAGCACGGCTTCCAATACTGTTCATTTCACTCCATCCCAATCGAATGGCTAACCTGACCTACGGCACGGCTGAATACTACGCAGAGGGCTTCAGTGATTACCTCGCTGATGTTGATGCGAACGATCCGAAAACAACAGAGAACCTGATTAAAGGTTTCTATCAAGCACTTGATTCTTGGTTCGAATATCACGATGCACAAGCACGAGCATACGCAGACATCCGAAAGCGAGTTCGTGAGGCACTTACCGTGTGACAACTGTGGCTCATCTGATGCGAATTCTTTGTATACAGATGGGCATACTTTTTGCTTCTCTTGTAACAGTTATGGGCACACTGAAGAGGATGTTGTTCACACTCACAACAAAATGTCTATCGCCGTAAGAGGTTCAGCTACACGCTTAAGTAAGCGCAACATTTCTGAGAAGGTATGCCAACAATATAAGATCTATCGTGATGGTGACCTGCTAAGGTTTCACTATTATGATGAGTCTGGTATACTGATCGGATGTAAAACCAAGACCAAAGACAAAGACTTCTACTATGAAGGACAACCACCTACCTGTCTCTTTGGACAACATTTGTTTCCCGCCACTGGAAAACGAGTTGTCATTACAGAAGGCGAACTCGATGCGGCTTCATGTAGTGAGGCTATGCCGGGGTGGCAGATGGTATCTTTACCTAGCGGTGCCGCAGCGGCCAAAAAGTCGATTCAACGGTCTATCCCATGGCTCCAGGGTTATGAGGAGGTTGTCCTGTTCTTCGACAATGACGAGGCAGGCCGTAAGGCAGCGGAGGAGGCGGCAGGGATCTTACCACCTGGCAAGACAAAGATCGCAAGACTTGAGAACTACAAGGATGCGTCAGACGCACTTCAAAACAATGACTCTGAAGCGATTCGTCGAGCTATTTGGGACGCTAAACCTTACCGTCCAGATGGCATCATCGACGGAAAGTCTCTGCTCGATCTAGTTACAACACCCACCCTAGCTGCTGATCATGACTATCCATTTCAAGGAATCCAAAGCAAACTACACGGGATCCGGTTTGGAGAACTTGTTACAATCACTGCTGGATCTGGTATCGGGAAATCCAGCTTCTGTCGTGAACTCGCAACTCACTTGCTACGTAACGGCGAGCGGGTCGGTTACTTGGCTCTTGAGGAATCCAACCGTCGTACAGCTCTCGGATTGATGTCCGCAGCAGTTGGAAAATCACTACACATTGGAGAACATGACCGAGCTACTCTCACCCAAGCTTATCAAGACACTCTTGCTAACTGGAATCTTTTTCTTTTCGACGGCTTCGGTTCTTTTGATCCTGATCTCATCTACAACCGAATTGAGTACCTGGCAACGGGTCTTGATACAAGGGTAATCTTTCTAGATCACCTCAGCATCCTTCTCTCTGGTTTGGATGGTGATGAGCGTCGAATGATTGACACCACCATGACAAAGCTTCGTTCTCTTGTAGAACGGACAGGTGTCGCAATGTTCCTTGTCTCACATCTACGGAGAACATCTAGTGATCAAAACCATGAAGAGGGTGCCCGCGTCACTTTGGGACAGTTGCGAGGATCTGCAGCGATTGCACAACTCTCTGACGGAGTTATTGCACTCGAAAGAAACCAGCAGAGCGCATCTGGAGGAGGTGATACAACTGTGCGAATCCTCAAAAATCGCTATTCAGGCGAAGTTGGCGTCGCATGTCAACTAACCTATGATCTGAATACCTGTAAATTCAATGAAACCCAACCCGATGACGACTTCGACCCAAGCACCGACTTTTAAGCGTCCCAAGCCTCCCACCCCTGAAGCAATAGCCAAAGCACAATTTGTAGACAAAACATATGTCTGGAAAGGGGCTGCTCCGAAGGCTCAACCTACTTGAGTTGATGATCTTCATCACAAACCTATTTATTGTTGCTGGAGTAATACGTCACTGGAATGACGCTTATCTTTGACTTAGAAACAAACGGTCTTTTGTATGATGTTACCAACATCCACTGCCTTGGCATTTATGATACAGAGACCAATCAAACACTTGTCTACAATGACCAAGGTGACACGGAACCGCTCACGCGGGGCTTACAAAGACTTGAAGACGCAGATCAAATTGTCGGCCATAATATTGTCAATTATGATCTTCCCGTTATTCGTAAGCTCTATGCTTGGTTTGAGCCCAGAGGTAGGGTTCTTGATACTTTGGTGCTCAGTCGCATTTGTCATGCTGACATCTTGAAGACTGATCAAAGACGCAAGTGGAAACAGATGCCACTGCAGCTCTATGGTCGCCACTCCCTTGAAGCGTATGGTTACCGATTGGGTGAATACAAAGGCGCTTTCGGTAAGACAGCTGATTGGAAGGAGTGGAGTCAGGAGATGCAAGACTACTGCTTACAAGATGTACATGTCACAGTCAAATTATGGGATCATTTTATTGCGAAATTTGCGGTAAGGTAATGGAGGGAAGGTCGAATAAAAAGACTTGTTCATTCAATTGCCGCCGTACAAAGTGGAGCCGCAACCTAAAAAAGAGGTAGACGCCCTTAAGACATCTAAAGGTTGCTCGAAATGTGGGTATAATACCCATCCAGCTGCACTAGATTTCAATCACATAGACCCTACCACCAAATTATTCAACGTTGGTGAAGCTTTCAGCCATAACTATGGTAGGGAGAAAATTCTCAATGAAATAGCTAAATGCGAAGTGTTATGTGCAAATTGCCACAGAGTTCATACTTATGAAAACCACGTTTCCAGACTGGGTAAAACTTGAGCATGATGTCGCACAGATCCTCACGGAACAAGAACTATATGGATGGTACTTTGATGAGCCTGCTGCACGGCAACTTGCACAAACTCTCTACTCCGAGCTTGATAGCCTTAATCAGCTACTACGGGAGCGGTACCCTTACGTTGCTGGACCGGAGTTTACTCCTAAGCGACCTAACAAAACACAGGGATACATCACCGGAGCTACTTTCACTAGACTGAAAGAGTTCAACCCTACAAGCCGTGATCACATTGCTTGGGTGATGAAGAACCACCACAAGTGGAAGCCAGATAAAGAGACAGCAAGTGGCAAGACTGCCATTGATGAAGTTGTTCTCAAGGACATCGGTACTGAAGAATCGCTTCAGTTCTTTCGTTGCCTTGAACTAACTAAACAGCTTGGCATGTTATCTGAAGGCAAGAATGCCTGGCTCAAGCTTGTGCGTAACAATCGAATACACCACAACTGTTCAGTTAGTACTAACACATTTCGATGTGCTCACCGTAACCCAAACCTTGCACAGGTACCCAGTGATCTTGAATTTAGAAAGCTATTCCGTGCTAGCCCTGGCTATGTCATGGTTGGTGCTGATCTCGCAGGGATTGAGCTTAGGATGCTCGCACACTATCTGGCTCGATATGATGGAGGCAGGTACGGAGACGTTCTTCTCAACGGTGACATTCACCAAGAGAACGCAGACAAGATTGGAATCTCACGTCGTTTAGTAAAGACAGTAACCTATGCCTTTTTGTACGGAGCCGGTGACCAAAAGATCGGACTATCTTACGATGCACAGCTATCTCCCAAGGATGCCAAAGCCAAGGGTGCTGAGATACGCCAAGCATACATGGATGCAATTCCTGGACTTGAGAAACTGGTTACTGCGGTTAAGTCCAAGGCGGAATCTGGTTACATTAGTTTGTGTGACGGTCGCCGCTGCGCTGTTGATGGTAGCCACAAAGCCCTTAACTACCTACTCCAAGGGAGCGCGGGTATTATAGCAAAGCAATGGATGATTCACACTCATAATGTAATCAAACAATGTGAGATCAATGCACATCAACTAGCATTCGTCCATGATGAATTGCAGTTCGAGTGTCCACCAGACTATACTGATACATTATCATCGGCGTTATTGATATCCGCTCTAACAGCAGGAGAAACTTATGACCTCAGGGTTCCTATTGCAGCTGAAGCTAAGGTAGGTCAAACCTGGGCAGATGTACACTAGATCTACACACTAGTCACCTCAATGAACTCTTCTCAACGCGCCATTAATGCACTGATCTTTCTTGTTCCTGTGCTTGTAATCGCTCTTGCTATTTGGTGGATCCCACAGAAATGGCAAGCCTGCGGGAAACTGTACGACAACCTTCCTGCCAAGATCATCTGCTTTAACTCAAGCAACTAAGCCCTCCTAGTCCGATCAACTAAATTATCCACCAAATATATGGCAGTAAAATCTAAAACATCTCTTGGTCGCGTTCAATTCGAGTCCAAGGCAAAATACAAACACACCCGTCAAGGTAATGGCACTCGTAGTCTTCCTTCGCATGGGCGTAAGCTCAAGCGAGGACAAGGTAAGTGAGTCTATTAATCGACTGTGATTACATTGTCTATAAATGCTGCGCCGCCACTGAAACCGAAATTGACTTCGGAGAAGATCTTATCGTCGTTACCTCCAGATTCTCAGAAGCTTACGACTACGTTGAACGAGAACTCTACAACATCGCTTCTGACCTTGGATGTTTTGATGACTCTATTCTGTTCTTTTCTGATAGTGTCAACTTTCGCAAATCTCTTGACCCAGCGTATAAAGGACACCGTAATCGAAAGAAACCGTGCGGCTACAAAAGAGTCATCAACAAACTCAAGGAAGACTACCACGTTGTTGTGATGCCTACCCTTGAAGCTGATGATGCAATGGGCATTTATGCCACCAAAGAGTCTGGACACATCATCTGCAGTCCTGATAAGGACATGAGGCAAATACCTGGTGAGTTGTATGACTTCACCCAGGAAGTGAGTACTATCACCCCAGAAGGGGGTTACCGTTGGCACCTGATACAGACAATGGCAGGTGATCAGACAGATGGTTATGCTGGTGTACCTGGAATTGGCATCAAACGAGCTGCTGCACTTCTAGATGAACATGGTGATAACTGGAAGACTGTCGTAGATGCTTTTGCAGAGAAGGGTCTCGATGAGTCAGTTGCATTATTGAATGCACGATTGGCAAAGATCCTTCAAGTAGAAGACTATGACTTTTCAACTCAACAAATCCGACCATGGCTTCCCACCTCCGCCAGTGTTGGAACTAACAATGGAGCAGCAGTTCAAGCTGCGTCAGATTGAAGACGCCTTGAACAGCTCCAAACGAGAGATTGATGCTATCATTACTCTCTTCCTTGCTCTTCAACGACAGTGTTTTGTGTTGAGCAACAACGTATCCAATCTTGTTTCTAAATGGCCAACACCAACCAATCCGGACCAGAGTACTATCGACGAGGTAGTATCGAAGTTTGGGACTTTATTCGAGACCAAGGACTAAACTTCCATCTCGGTAACGCAATCAAATACATTTGTCGCGCTGGATATAAAGACAGCAAGCGTGACGACATCCGTAAAGCTATCCACTATTTGCAAAACGAACTCGAAAATGTCATCATCAACCCTTCTCCAGCAAGCCGTCGAATTCCGGAGCGCTTTCCAGGTGAAGAACAGTACTACGCCGGCTTCACGGACTATGCAGAGGCGTTTGATCGTTGAAGAATTCAAAGAGTTTCTGGACGCAGAGAATCAACTGATCATGGGTCTGACTGTTAATGCAGCAGACTGTCTGAAAGAACTAGCTGATCTTGTTTATGTTTGCTATCAATATGCTGCTAACCTTGGTTGGGATCTTGATGAGGCACTAGACCGTGTACACAAGAGTAACCTATCTAAGCTTGGAGATAACGGTAAACCTATCTACCGTGAAGATGGCAAGGTCTTGAAGGGACCAAATTACCAACCCCCCAACCTTAATGATCTTGTTTAATCATGTCTAAACCACCGAAAGAACTTATTGCTCGCACTGGTCGGGTGCAATCTTGGATTGATGATCCCACCTCTCGTCTACCTGTATCGTGTACTGTCTTCGTTGTTGAAGACACAATGGAAGGACCTAATGGAATCGAAGCATCGTGGCGTTTTGTTTCCCACGCTCTCCGCTACGGAGCTGGCGTGGCTGTCCATCTATCCAAGCTCCGACCGAAAGGCGCTGAAAATGGCAAAGGACTTGTGGCTTCAGGTCCAGTCTCCTTCGCCAAAATCTACTCTACCCTCAACGAAATCCTGAGGCGTGGAGGTGTTTATAAGAATGGAGCTGTTGTATGTCATCTTGATCTCAGTCATCCTGATGTGCTTGACTTCATTACTGCTAGTCGCAGTGAGCTTCCTTGGGTTAAACGCTGTGTCAACATTAACCGACCGTGGTGGGAAGCAGCAACACCACAAGTAAAGGAAGCACTGCTTGAAGGTATCAAGCGTGGTGACATCTGGCTCAACAAAACAAAGGTAGATAAAAATGGCAATCGAATCAGGGGTAACGTATGCTTGGAGGTATACTTGCCCTCACGCGGAACCTGTCTATTGCAACATGTTAACCTCGGCGGATGTGAACTTGATGACATTCAGGGTGCATTTGTCAACGGAATGTCCGAGCTGTGCTCACTCCACGGCAAAACAAACGTTGGAGAAAGCGGAGAGTACCTCCCTTCAGAGACTGATCGCCAAGTCGGTCTCGGACTCCTTGGGTTGGCAAACTTGCTTAAGCAGTCCGGAGTAACTTACAAACAGTTTGGTGAAGCACTGGCTGACATTCGTCTTAATCGGATGGCACAGACACCTGCTCATATCCTTGCTGCTGAGATCAATGCAGGCATCATTGCTGCAGCTCACGTAGCACGGGTGAACAATATGGACAGAGCCTTCGCTATTGCCCCTACAGCGTCCTGCAGCTATCGTTATAAGGACCTTGAGGGTTATACCACCTGCCCTGAGATTGCACCTCCTATAGCCCGTCAGGTGGACCGTGACAGCGGTACATTTGGCGTCCAGAGCTTTGACTATGGTCCTGTTGAGATCGCGTCTGAAGTTGGCTGGGATGATTACAAAGCAGTGTGTGATGGTATTGTCACCCTGCTAGATAAGACTGGGTTGTTGCATGGTTACTCATTCAACAGCTGGTCAGATGTGGTTACCTATGATGAGCAATTCATCGAAGATTGGTTGGCAAGTCCACAGACTTCTCTTTACTACTCGCTTCAGGTTATGAGCGACGTTCAAGATAAGTCTGATGCTTATGCCGCATTGGATGAAGGTGACGTTGACGCATACCTGGAGTCTCTTCTTAATGATCCTGCTCCTGATTGTAATTGCGGCGAATGAACCCCTATCAAAAACTATTAGATCGTAAACGTAAGTGGTCACCAGTACAGACCACAGCTGGTAAACTTGCTGAAGGTGCGGAAGAAACAATCTACCGTGCCTTGGCTATTCGTCATATGGAACTTCCTGTTGGCGACTTTATTCAAGATGCTCTTAAAAATGAAGTTCCAGAAGTGGCAAGGGGTCTCCTTTTGTCCAATATCAAGGACGAAGAGAACCACGACCTTGCTCTCGGTTATATCGCCAATGCTATCGGCGTTGATGAAAAAGCTGAAGCCGAAGCCAAGAAACTACGTGACGCCTGGATTGCTCATCCAGATCACACGCTCCTCAAAGCACTTGTTGCCGAGCGTGCAATTTTCTTCGTGCTCCTCCCGTTCTTCAGATTTAACGGTGATGCTGGTCTCCGAACAGTAAGTGCTGACATTAGTCGTGATGAACAAGTACATGTGGCAACGAATAGCTTGGTATGTACTGAGCTTGGTCTCAATTGGAGTCCTTCTCTCGATAAGCTCCGGAAGGCAACCATTAATTGGGTGATTGAACCGCTAGGTAGAAATACCTCCAATAAATATCTAGACAAAAAATTTTGGCTGGATTCCAGCGATAGTCTGATGTATCAAGGAAAAGCACCTGAGCTTTCTGACACACGTCGGGCACGTATGCCAGCGTTCTTTGAACATGCAAACCCCAATCTCCCTCAATATGCTTGAGGTCTCCGGACTTCAACTTAATGTACTTCTAGAAAAACTAGAAGAGAACTTTCCACCCACCACACCCAACCCTAGTGAATCGCTTTCACAAATAATGTACCGCTCTGGCCAACGTTCTGTGGTCGAGTGGATTCAACACCAACTCAACGAAGAGAACAATGGCTAAGAAAAAAAGCAATGGAGTTAAGGCTGCGATTCGTGGGCTAGCTTCTGATGGCATCACTAAAACAGAATTTGAACAAATAGCCAAACAAACAGGTGTATCTTCACGGGATATTGTGAAGAAAATGGACATCATGAATAAAGCTGGACAAGATGTTCGGCTTAATTCTGGTGCTGCTAACATGTTGATCAAGCAGATGGAGAAAACAACTCCTCAAATGCTTAATTACCAGCAACCTGATTTTGGTGGTGGTAGGATTGCCCAGACACTCCAAAGTATGATTGGTACACCTGGCTATACTGCACCTCGCAACCCGCAAAGTGGAGCACCGTATGGTGGTTCAACTGCTGGTACGCCTGGTACTGGCATGATGATTGGTGGTACACAAATCCGTCCTGGTGGTCGCGTTGCTGTACGTCCTATAGGTGCTGCTCCTGCTGTTGGTGATACCACAGCTGCAACTACCGCTGCTGGTGGTACTACCGCTGCTGCTGATGGTACTGCTGCTACTGGTGATGCCTTCGATTTTCAATCCATGCTTGATGCTCTGACTGCAATGCAGCAGCCAGCATTTGATATGTCTGGATTGGAAAGTATGTTCCAAACACAATTCGATCAACTGAGTTCACAGTTCGATCAAATGAATCCTCTGCGTCTTGCACAACTTGGTCGTGCCTACGGTGGTGATGCTATCCGAGCACGTCAAAACATCCGCAAGACTCGTCAAGACTATCGTCGTGGTATTCCTAGCATGGCTCTTGGCCAAGCACTTGCTAACATGGCTATCGGTGGAGGCATGACAATCTAATGTCCGCTAAAGAACGTTATGATTTATTGTTCGGTGATCGCACTCAATACCTCAACGTAGCACAAAGAGCATCTGAACTTACACTGCCTTACTTGGTACGTGATGATGAGGTGTCATACAAAACAGCTAAACCTCTGCCCTCTCCTTGGCAAAGTGTTGGTGCTAAAGGTGTTGTGACTCTTTCATCTAAACTGATGCTTGCATTGCTTCCTCCACAGACTAGCTTCTTTAAGCTACAAGTGGATGAGACAATGCTTGGTCAGGAATACGGACCTGGTATTAAATCAGAACTTGATCTAGCGTTTGCTAAGATCGAACGTACCATCATGGAATCCATTGCTGCTAGTGATGATCGTGTCGTTGTACACCAAGCACTTAAGCATTTGGTTGTTGCTGGTAATGCTCTGATTTACATGGGCAAGGAAGGTCTTCGGTTGTATCCTCTTAACCGCTATGTTGTAGACCGAGATGGTGATGGTAACGTCATTGAAATCGTAACCAAAGAACGAGTATCGAAGCAGCTTCTTGAAGGAATTCTTCCTGAACCTAAACCTAACGATGTTGCTAGAGACAAGCGTGGTGATCGTGATGAAGTAGATATCTACACACACGTTCGCCGTGACAACAATCGTTATGTATGGCATCAAGAGGTTGATGATATCGTTATTCCTAAGTCCTTTGGTAAGGCACCACTTGACGCTAACCCTTGGCTAGCTCTGCGCTTCAACTCTGTTGATGGTGAGATGTATGGTCGTGGCCGTGTCGAAGAATTCATGGGAGATCTGCGCTCACTTGAAGCGCTCTCTCAGGCACTCGTAGAAGGCTCTGCAGCAGCCGCTAAGGTGGTGTTCGTAGTATCACCCTCAAGCACGACTAAACCCCAGACGCTGGCCGCTGCAGGCAACGGTGCGATCGTTCAAGGACGACCCGAAGATATCGGTGTTGTCCAGGTTGGTAAGACTGCTGACTTCAGGACTGCCTATGAGATGGCACTCCAACTTGAACGACGCTTGTCTGATGCCTTCCTTATTCTCAATGTTCGCCAGTCAGAACGTACTACTGCTGAAGAAGTACGCATGACTCAACTTGAACTGGAACAACAACTTGGTGGTCTATTCAGTATGCTTACTGTTGACTTCCTTGTTCCGTACCTGAATCGTAAGTTGAATGTCTTCCAAAAGACTGGTGAGATTCCTCGTATTCCCAAAGGTATTGTCAAGCCTACTATTGTGGCTGGTATCAATGCACTTGGTCGAGGACAAGATCGGGAAAGCCTTAGTGCATTCCTGATGACTATTGCACAAACAATGGGTCCACAAGCCATTCAAACATTTGTTAACCCTGAAGAGGTTATCAAACGACTGGCTGCTTCTCAAGGTATTGATGTTCTTAACCTTGTGAAGTCTATGCAGGATGTACAAGCAGAGCAATCCCAGGCTATGCAACAGCAACAACAAATGGAGCTGGTTAAGCAAGCTGGTCAGCTAGCATCTGCACCTGCTAATGATCCATCTAAATATCCACAACCTAATGAGCAACCAACCCAGCCGCAACCCCCGGCGTAAACCCTCACAAGTTGAACCTGAAAGGGATGTCCGCACAGTAGAACATCCACCTACTGAAAAACCTGTACTTAAGGTAGAGACTCCTAAACCAAATAAGTACGAAGCTAAGCCTAAGATTGGTGCTCCCAGTCTTGGGCGTTCACCCAACTATGTAACTAAAGTTGGTCTTGGAAACCTTGAAGTAACTACTGCACATGGCAACTCTGACGTATGATCCCAACCCTGTGGATCAACCTGAGTTCAATGAAGCTGAGCAAGAAGCTCTTGCCATCGGAGAGGCTGCTGCTAAAGAACAGCAACAGCTTCTCGCTGGTAAGTTTAAAGATGCTGAAGCACTAGAGAAAGCTTACATCGAACTCCAATCTAAACTTGGTTCTCGTCAAGAAGAATCTTCAGATGAGGAAACTACCGATGATGATGAACCTGAGGATACTGAAGAAGAATCTACAAGTATCCTTGATGCTCTTTGGGAAGATGCTCAAAATGGTGAGCTATCTAAAGAGACAAAAGAACAACTTGCTAAGATGAATCCTGCTGAAGTTGCAGCAGAGTATCTGAAGTACCGGAAACAGATCGAAGAAACCCAGCCTGCTGCTGAAGACATCAGTGACTCACAAGTTTCTGAACTTCGTGGTATTGCTGGTGGTGATGAAGGTTACCAAGAGATGATTGCTTGGGCATCAGACAACCTCTCACCTCAAGATATCCAGCGTTATGATAATGTCATTGCTAGTGGAAACTACGATGCCATTTCATTTGCTGTTGAAGCACTCAAATCTAAGTACACTGAAGCTATGGGCGTTGAAGGTCAACTGTTTAAAGGCAAACCTGCTGGTAGCAGCAAGGATGTCTTCCGCTCTCAAGCTGAGGTAGTTGCAGCTATGTCTGATCCTCGTTATGATCGAGACCCCGCATATCGTCAAGATGTGTTTGCTAAACTTGAACGATCTGATCTGAACTACTGATGAACGACACTAACATCTGGGCAAAGGAACCACCTATGTATACTGACAAAGACTACACTGTGCCTCATAATGAACGTGCTGAATTGTTGAATGGTCGCCTTGCTATGCTTGGTGTGATTGCAGCAATCGGTGCTTATGCTGTAACTGGTCAACTCATTCCTGGAGTATTCTAATGCCTCTTAAGAAAGGTTCCTCTGATAAGACTGTCTCTGCTAATATCCGTAAAATGAAAGCAGAAGGCTATCCTCAAAAACAAGCTGTGGCTGCTGCACTTAGTAGTGCTGGAAAGTCTAAGCCTAAGAAAAAGAAGAAGATGTAGTATTGGTAGATCCGTCAATACTGCGCGTGTATTGGCGGATTAGTAGGGGTAATCAATATTAAAGTTCTTCGCTTTATTATTATGATTCCTGTTCTAACTACTCTATCGGTGATCGCTAGTTGGTATGGTCCTGGCTTTAATGGCAACCTTACCGCTAGTGGCGAACGATATAATCAAAACGCCCTTACTACAGCGCACAAGACACTACCCTTTGGAACACGCCTTCGTGTATGTTTCAGACGGTGTGCCGTTGTTCGGGTAACAGATCGTGGTCCCTACATTTCTGGTAGGAGTCTTGATCTCAGTAAAGGTGCGGCTGATGCAATCGGTCTCACTGGTTCTGGAGTTGGACAAGTCAAAGTAACTCGTCTTAACTAACTTCAATGAACATCGCCTGGCTTGCAGGTATCTTCGAGGGTGAAGGTAACGTTAGTAAAGCTGGAAAATCTAGCTATCAAATGCGGATCACCAGTACAGACAAAGACATTATCGAACGTGTCCATAAACTTGCTGGGTGTGGTTCTATGAGTGAGGTAAAGCGTAATGCCCCTTCTCATTGGAAGCCAGCCTGGATCTGGTACACAGCAAAAAGAGAAAATGTCACACGATTGCTACTAGCGTTCCTCCCTTTTCTTGGAGAGCGCCGAGCATATAATGCACTAAACGTCCTTGATTACTACGATGACTGCTACAATTGCACAGCGCCCAACTAACCCAATTAGGGGTACTTGGGGCTCTTATTTAAATTGGGTCACTTCGACCGACAATCGTCTTTATATTGGCCATGCCGGGGTAATCATGATTCCCTGTCTTTTGGCCGCAACTATTTGCTTTATTTTGGCATTCATTGCCGCCCCACCAGTTGACATAGATGGTATCCGTGAACCAGTATCAGGCTCCCTTATGTGGGGTAACAACATTATCTCCGGAGCAGTGGTACCCAGCTCGAACGCAATTGGGCTACATTTGTACCCAGTGTGGGCTGCCAATTCGCTGGACGAATGGCTTTATAACGGCGGCGAGTTCCAGCTCATCGTCTTCCACTTCCTTATCGGTGTGTATGCCTACATGCTCCGGGAATGGGAACTATCGTACCGATTGGGAATGAGGCCTTGGATTTGTGTTGCATACTCTGCCCCGGTGGCGGCTGCTACCGCTGTATTCCTTGTCTATCCCTTTGGCCAAGGAAGCTTCTCTGATGCTATGCCTTTGGGTATCTCGGGAACCTTCAACTACATGCTTGTCTTCCAGGCTGAACATAACATCCTTATGCACCCCTTCCATATGCTTGGAGTCGCGGGTGTATTTGGTGGGTCTTTGTTTAGCGCGATGCACGGCAGCTTGGTTACGTCTAGTCTTGTTCGTGAAACGACTGAAGAAGTATCTCAGAACTATGGATACAAGTTCGGTCAAGAAGAGGAGACGTATAACATCGTTGCCGCTCATGGCTATTTTGGACGTTTGATCTTCCAATATGCATCTTTCAATAATAGCCGTAGCCTTCACTTCTTCCTTGCTGCTTGGCCTGTTGTTGGTATCTGGTTTGCTGCTCTGGGCGTTTCGACCATGGCTTTCAATCTTAATGGGTTCAACTTTAACCAAAGCCTTATCAGCTCTGAAGGGAAAGTGATCAACACTTGGGCTGACATTCTTAACCGAGCTGGTCTTGGTTTTGAAGTGATGCACGAACGTAATGCTCACAACTTCCCACTTGACTTGGCTACACAAAAAACACCTATCATTGGTTAATCATGGCAGCTGCTACTCCTTTTGATCCTGAAGCTTCTACAGTAGATGTACTCTATGTAACACCTACTGCTACTGCTCCTGCATTCATCACCGCTTATGGTGAAGCTAATCAAACCCTTGCTGAGATGTGTCCGCAAGGTGTTAAAGTTCAAGCTAATACTCTTGATACTTGGCCGTGATGGCTAAAGAATAGTTCCCGCTAATTCGGGCTGAAATCCACAGCAATGTGGTCAATTAATTGGACTGGAGGCACCTCAGAGTAGGACCTCCTTTTCTTTGGCTAAGGCCGGTTACGACCGATACCCTTCGCCATGACGGTCTGGAGAGACAGACAACAAAGATAACAACAAAAAATTCTAAGCGCTTAGAGAGGACTACACAAACAACTCTCTCTTTACTATTGTGGCTAACACTGCTCAAACTCTGGTAGGTGCTCTTAACAAAGTTAATGACGGCTCCTACGATTCTAAATATGCAACTTACCTGAAACTGTTTTCGGGTGAAATGATCAAAGCCTATGAATCGGCTACGATCGCTAAGGATACTGTGCAGACCCGTACCCTGCGTAACGGCAAGTCTCTGCAGTTCATTTATACTGGCCGTATGCAGGCTGGTTATCACACCCCTGGTACCCCTATCCTTGGTAGTGGTGATCCTCCGGTGGCAGAGAAGACCATCGTTTGTGATGACCTTCTGATCAGCTCTGCTTTCGTGTATGATCTGGATGAGACCCTGGCTCACTACAGCCTGCGTTCTGAAATCTCTGCTAAGATCGGTCATGCTCTGGCCGAAGCTTATGACAAGAAGATCTTCCGTATCATCGCTAAGGCTGCTCGTCAGGCTCACCCCATCACTGCTGCTCCTGGTCCTGAGCCCGGCGGTTCTGTGATCCAACTGGGTGCAACCAACGAGTACAATGCTCAAGCTCTGGTGGATGCCTTCTTTGAAGCTGCTTCCATCCTTGATGAGAAGAACGTGCCCAAGCAAGGTCGTCATGCTGTGCTGTCTCCTCGTCAGTACTACGCTCTGATCAGCCAAGTTGATACTAACATCCTGAACCGTGACTATGGTTCGGGTCAAGGCAACCTGAACAGCGGTGAAGGTCTCTATGAGATCGCTGGTATCAGTATCAAGCGTTCCAACAACCTGCCTTTCCTGGCTGGTAATGTGACTTCTGTTCCTGGTGAGAACAACGATTACTCCGGCGACTTCAGCACCCACTGTGGTCTGATCTACGGTCGTGATGCTGCTGGTGTTGTGGAGGCTATCGGTCCTCAAGTGCAGACCACTGGTTCTGATGTTCGTACCATGTACCAAGGTGACGTGATCGTTGGTCGCCTTGCCATGGGTGCTGATTGGCTGAACCCCGCTGCTGCTATTGAGCTGCAGTCGGCTCGCTCCTGATCATAAGTAAGGAGGCAAACAAATGGCTATTACTCCTGGCACTTCTAAAGTTGTGAAGATCCCTGCTAATCAGGTCTTCAGCTCCAGCGGTACCATTGCCTCCTACACTCTGAATCCCTGCTCTCCTCTTGAGGCAGGTCGTCAGGTTGTGGGCAATGGTGTGCTGGATCGTGCAACCACTGGCTCCTCTATTTCCGGAGCAACCGCTACGTAACTCACTTTAGGATAAACAATGTCTATCACTCTTAATGGTAATATCGGTGCTGTGTATCAGCCTGATATGATGCAACTCTCTAACGTTGTTGACGCTAACCAAATTGTCAACAACAGCGCAACCCTTGTGGATGTGCCTCAGCTGAAGCTGAATGTTGATGCGTATGAGCGTGTGCTCTTCCGTGTTAACCTGTTCTATAACACTGCAGCTGCTGCTGACTTCAAATATCAGGTTGCTATTCCTGGTTCGCCTACTGTCTATCGTCAGCTGACCGAAGGTCTGGCTCCTGATGACACTGCTTATGATCTGGCTGTTGCCACTTCGTCTGCTGCTGTGTCTCTTGTGGGTGCTGCCAATGCTAATGGTTTCCTGCGTGTCACTGGTGTGCTGGTGAACGGTGCTAACGCTGGTACTATCCAGTTCAAGTTTGCACAAGATACTGCCAATGCTAGCGATACCACTGTGTACGCTGGTTCGTTCCTCGAATATCGTCGGTTCTGATCATGGCAAACATTTCTCAACCCGCTGGTGGTAATGGTGTAAGCGGTACTGGCGCTCCTGGCGCTGTGACCGGTGCTTACGGCTCTACCTATTCTGATAACGGTAACCTGGCTGTGGCTGGCTCTAATGCCGTCCGCCGCTCTGTTTCTCAAACTGGTTTTGCCATTTCCAAGGTGTTTTCTATCACCTCTGGTCTTCGCACCGCTTATGCTGGTGTGGAAGTTGATTCTCCGGCACTTGATGCTACCCGCACTGGTGCTTGATTAGCTTATACGGGGGTTACTTCGGTAGCCCCTTTTCTTTTAACATACATATAACACTATTGTTATTATGCCATTCTCAACCACTGGCTCTAAGACTGAGCTGCAAGCTGTCAATCAGATCCTGGCGTCAGTTGGTCAGGCTCCAGTCACTTCGATTGATACAGAAACAATTACCGATCAAAATGGTAATTCGGTTACCGTAGTAACCAACCCGGACGTTGCGATTGCTTACGATACTCTTGAAGAAGTATCACGAGAAGTTCAAGGAGAGGGTTGGACGTTTAATAAAGAATTTGATTATCCGTTCACCCCAAACAATAACAATCAGATCCTCTGGCCAAACAATGTGCTACAAATGGATCTTTCAGATAACCCTAAGTATGCTTCCAGCTATCAAGAAAAAGATACTGTTAAGCGAGATGGTAAACTTTATGATCGTAGGAACCATACATTCACGTGGACTGAATCAATCTACTGTGATGTCACATGGTTCTTCACTTGGGAAGATCTACCGTCACCCATCCAAGATTACATCACCTGTAGGGCTGCTGCAATTGCCTCTAGCAGGCTTGTAGGAGACTCTACGCAGTATCAGATCCTCCAACAGAAAGAAGCCTATGCACGGGCTTTAGCGATGGAGTATGAGTGCAATCAGGGAGACTATAGTATGTTTGGTTACCCACGTGAAGGTACCTTCTATCAAAGCTATCAACCGTACAATACTTTGCAGAGATACTGATGGCAGCAGTTACACAAACTATTCCAACTTTTCTAGGTGGTGTTAGCCGTCAAGCTGATACCAAGAAACAACCTGGACAAGTTACTGAGATCCTTAATGGATATCCTGATCCTACCTATGGTCTACTAAAGCGTAGTGGTAGTCAGTTTCTTGGATTACTTACTGAGAGTCCTGATAGCTTCACTGATGGTCATTGGTTCTCTATTTCTAGGGACAACGATGAACGCTACATCGGTGTCATCACAAAGACTGGTAACATCCGCATTTGGAACACTGTACCTACAGTAACCAGTGGTGTACTTAGTCTTACTGAAGCTACCATTACTGGTAAGTCAGCTGCAGATGTTGTGTCTTATTTAACACCACCTGTAACCACAAACGGTATTGATGACTTCCAAACCTTTTCTTATCTAGATCAAACTTATATCATCAATAAGAATAAGACTGTTGCAATGACTGCGAAGACAAACTACTATCTTCGTACTCGTGCTACAGTTGTTATTGGTAGCATTGATTATGACAGCATCTACAAGATCTTCATCAATGGTACTCAGTATGACTTTACTACGGTAGATGAAACTGCAGCTACCACACGTGGTTATCCTGTCACTTCTGATGAAATTTTAACTGGACTTAAAGCTGATATTGATGCCTCACTTAGTGCAACATTTGATGTAACCAAGTACGCCAATAGCCTTGAGATTGAAATTAAGGATGGTCAAACTCCATTCACTATTGAAGTGGCTGGTGGTATTCAGGGTGTATCCTTAACTTGTTACCAAGATGATGTGGTATCTTCTGCACGACTTGCTGCTTATACTAAGCCAGGTAGACGTGTTAAAGTTACCAATGCTATTGATGAACGCTCTTCCTACTATGTGAAGTTTGCTTCAACTGGTAATGCACCTGGTGGTACATCACCTGTTAATGAAGGTTCTGGCTTCTGGGAAGAATCCCGTGGTTGGGACATCAATGTTGATGCTAATGGTAATCCTATTGCTACTGCTGGTAAGTTTCTTGCTCAGCTGGCATCCAGTGGATTTAACGCACAGACTATGCCTTATAAGCTAGTCAACACTGGTACCAATACCTTCACTATCTCTACTGAGACCTGGGCATCTAGGTTCACAGGTAATGACCTTGGGAATCCTGTACCATCTTTTGTTGGTCGTGAGATTCAATTTGGTCTTATCTACAGCAACCGCATGGTATTCTTAACTCAGGATACCATTGCTATGAGTGTGGCAAAAGACCTTGAGAACTTCTTCTTTACTAGTGCTCAAACAGTCATCGCATCTGATCCTGTTGATGTAGAAACTTCTAGCTCTAAGGTTAGTAATCTTTACTGTGCTGTACCTCAAGCACAAGGTCTTGTTCTATTCAGTGAGTATGAACAATACCTGCTTTATTCTGAAAGCGGTATTATTTCACCTAGTGATGTGATCGTACGGACAATCAGTCAGTATGAATCAGATCGTAGTGTGATGGCTCAAGATACTGGTGACTTCATTGGCTTTGTATCTAAGTCAACTGGATCAACTAAGTTTCTTGGTATGCAATCCAGAGGTAATCTAGCTGCTGCTGATGTAGCAGAAGTCAGTAAGGTTGTTTCTGGTTATCTTCCAGCTGATTTGCAACAGTTGATTGTTAATGTTCAGGATTCACTGGCTGCATTGTACACCATTGATTCTGACACCATTTACCTGTACAAGTATTATGCTTCAGGTAATGAACAGTTGATGCAGGCATGGTTTAAATGGAAACTACAAGGTGGCATCAAACATCTGACTGTCATCAATAACTATATTGTTGGTATCATGAAGACGGGTTCTCAATACCAAGTCTTCCTGATTGATGTCATTCAAAACTTAGATCCATCAGAAGTAGATGCAACGCCTGCTATCAATACATCGCGTATTGACCAAGCCTTTGTTGTTAAAGCTGGTGGTACTATTACATACAATGGTACTACTGGTAAGTCTACTATTCCCAAACCATACGCACATATCACTGGTAAGACACCTGTTGTTGTTACTGCACAGACCATGGAAGATGGTACGGGTACTAACTATGATACGTTGTATAAACTGTCGGCTACACCAAACACTACTGTAACTCACGATGTGATACTTGAAGTAGAAGTAGATGGTAGTGGTAATTGGTTGGTTGCTGGTAACTGGACTGGCAAAGAGTATGACCTTGTAGCTGGCTTTGAGTTTAACTTTGAAGTAGAACTACCACAGTATTTTTTTAGATCACAGAATACTGTTGATTGGACTGCATCTTTGACTATCTCACGGATGAAGTTTGACATTGGATTCAGTGGTGGTATCAACTTCTATATCAGCCGCTATGGTGCTCCACAATGGATCTATGTAGCAGGCGTACAGAATGCTGGATACTATCTAGCTAACTCCACACCTACTATTGATCGTACGAGTCTTACTGTGCCTATTCATCAGAAGAATACAAACTTTACACTTAAACTAAACAGCACATCACCTTTCCCGGTATCAGTCAATAGCATGTATTGGGAGGGTCATTATGCACCGCGTTATTATAGGAGGGCAGGATAATGGCATTTCCCATTGGATTAGCTATTGGTCTTGGTGGTTCTCTTGTTAGCGGTATCTTTGGAGGTGCTCAACAGGCAGCACAAAATGAAGCTGCTGAACGTCAAGCACAGCTTCAATATGAAGCTAATCTAGCTAACTGGAAATTCAACAAGACATCAGCACGTCGTCAATATAAGTACGACAAACAAACGGTTGCTATTCAACGTAACAACGTTGAGAACAACCTGGCTTATGAAGAGGCAAGTGCTGATCAAAGCTGGCGTTATCAGATGCAGATCCAAGCATTTGATTATGCCAATCAGATGCGTGCCTTTAATAAGTCACAACAGACTGCATCACAACAGCTAAGCTATAACAACCTTGCTTACGATTATGCCTTGCAGGATACTGCACGGTGGGAGCAAGAACAGAACATTATGATGGACTTTGAAGAGAAGTCTACCATGATGGAGTACCGCTATGCTCAGCGTGGTGAAGCACTTAACATGCAACAAGCTGAAGCTGTACTACAACAGACCCGTGGTATGGGTCAGATCCAACAACAGAAAGCATATGTTGAAGGGTTGAAGAACCTAGGTCAAGCACAAACTAGAAGTGCTGCTGGTGTGTCTGCTGAGAAGATGGCACAAGCTGCTATTGCTGAAGCAGGTGCTAACACTGCTGCTATCATCCAAGATGTGATGAATGGTCAGCAGAACTATGCGTTGACTGGTGAAGCCATTAACATGAAGCTTGAACAAATCAACGATAGCTTCTATCTTGATAAAGCACAACTTGCTGCATCTCGTGTTAGCCTTGCTAACCAAGGTAAGGCAATGCGTTATCAAGCTGCTCTCAGTAAGCAACAAGCTGATATGAATGCCATTGCTAGCATGATGCTTGAACCAATGATTCCTCCGAGTCTTCCCAAGCCGTTGGCACTGCCTCGCCCTGAACTTCAAGATCCTATGGAGTTTGATAAGAAGCTCTGGAATAGCATCCGTCCTAAGAAGGGTTATGTTGGTGGTATGAGTCCTGTTGCAGCTGGTATTGGTCAATTTGCTTCAGGTGCATTTAATGCTGCACTTAATTCCTACAATCCCGCTACACGTAGCTTCACTTGATTATGGCTAAATTCAAAAGTTATGCAAGTCCGAGCGGGTTTAAGCCACTTGAAGCGCCGGACGAATCTAATAAGTATCTCCAACAAGGTCAACAAGCGTTGCGTTCTATGCAACGTGCTATGGAGTTTGATCTAAGCAATCGTGACCGTTATGCTCGTGCTACACAAAATGCACAGCAAATGGAGATGGCTAACCGAGATATGATCTTCCAACAAGATCAACGTAATCGGCAAGCTGTACAACAGCAAGTGCAGAACAACTATGCACAAACTATTCGTGATGCTGAACGTCAAGGACAAGATGAGGTAAGGACACTTCAAGCTTTGTCCTCCTTCTCTGAAACTGCATTTAAAGCTCTTGGTGAGTTTAATCAGAAACGAGAGGAAGGTATTAAGCTTGGTGTACAACAGGCAATGCTTAAACTTGGTAATCTAGATACCAAAAGTTTGATGGAGATCCACAAGTTGGATCGAAACCTTACTGACCAAGCACTTGCTGAAAACCAATTTATCAAAGGTCTTCTTGATAAAGGTAATGGGTCCATTCAGGATATTCGTTACCTGATGAAGAACAGCAATGCTAAGTATTGGTCTGAATCACGGTCACTTGCTGAAAACATTGGTGTTGGTTATGGTAACTTTGTTAACCAAAACTATGAGACCAAATTTAAGGTACGTGAAGGTCAAGAGATTAGTTATGCAGAAGCACGTGCTACTGGAGATCAGGAAGCACAGCAAACTATTCTATCTCAACTTCAGTCACAGTATCTGAAAGAATCAGGTGCTTTGAATCTTAGCCCGCAAGCAGCTTCAGCGTATATTCATCCTCAGATGCGTGCATTTGAGAACCAGCTACAACAAGCATCCAATGCTGAGTATAGGAAGCTTGCAGATGGTGAAGTACAGAACAACATCACACGTGCTATCCATCAAAAGATTAGCACTGAAGGTGCTGCAGGTGCTGCTCAATGGCTTGCATCGCAACCTTCTGGTACTCAACGTCGTGCTGCAAAGGCTAATCTTCTTGGTTATTTTGCAACAGCATCTGCTGGTGATGGTTGGCAAGATGCTCAGGCAGTTTGGCAAGATCTTCTTAACCAACCAATTGATGAGCAAGGTACTACCTTCGGTGAATTCAATCAGAATGATCCTCAGGTTATTGAAGTAACTCGTGCATTTGTTCAAGCAAAGGCTCGTGCTATTCAAGACTTTAACCTTGAGCAGAATGAGATGATGACTCAGCGTAGTATGGCTGAGAAAGATATCATTGGTCTTCTTGAATCACTGCCAAATGGCTACACTGATGCTGATATTGATGCAGCAGAAGCACGTCTTGATGAAGTAGCTCCTGGTATTGATAGCCAGCGTCTTGATAGCATGAGGCGTAATGAGTCTACCAATGCTCTTTATAGACAAAAGGTAGAGACTCAGCTTCAGGATCTAGCAGATCGTGGTCTTCTTACTGAAGAGCGTCTCAACAACATGGGCATTCCTGGTACCATTGCTGCTAAGTGGCGTGGTATGGCTAAAGCTACCAGCGATGATCGTGCTGCTAATGGTAACTTCAAACCACAGATGGAAGCTTTGGCTGCACTAGTCAAATCTCCTCCGACCATTCAAGCTAAGCCTGATGGTACCTATCACTGGAGTGTGTCGCTAATGACGCAACAACTTCAGAATAGGTTCCTAACCAAGTACTCTGAACTTAAGGCTGCTGGCGACCCTAATGCAGTGAATGCTGCGTTGTCTTTTGTACAACAGGAGTTTGCTGCTCAGGCTAAGAATCCTAGGTTCTTCTCTCAAGATGCCACTAATCTTGGTGGATATGCTGCATTTACTCAAGCTGCTAAGCCTTCTGGTGTTGCTGCTGCTCGTATGAAGTCAGTACAAACTAGCATTGCTAAGCTTGGCGTTAAAGCTCTTGATAGTCCTGGGTCAGTGTTCTCTAAAACTCAGTTAGTTGAACTTGAAAAGGACATGGCTAAGCCTAGATTCACTATGGATCCCATGGCTGAATACGTTGGTGCACAGATGGGTGTTGATCCGTTTACTGTGATTAACCGCCAACGTCTTGCTGCTGGCCTGAAGCCCATGGAACTTCCAGGTGCTGCACAAAGCTTCAGTACTACGGTTAATCCTCAACTCAAGCGGATGCTGGATACCTACCGTACACCGCAGCTTTCATCACGAGCAATGATGTCTACACGTACCTTTGACCCTAACATTGTTCCAAAAGGTTATGGTCCATTGGTTGTAGAAGCTGCACAGAGTGCTGGTATTAACCCTGCATTCGTTGCTGCATTTGCTGAGGCTGAGAACGGTAATTGGAACCCTAGCGCCTTGTCAATGGGTGGTGCGGCAGCTGGTGTTGGTCTTATGCAACTCAGTCAAGAGTTTCATGGTCCTGGTGCTACTCGTGCTGAACGTGAACGTGCACTTAAGGATCCACGTCTTAACCTAACTCTTGGTGCTGGTATCCTGTCTGGTATCTACAAAAAGTATGGTAACTGGAAAGATACAGTCTATGTGTGGAATATGGGTGAAACTGGCTATGCCAACTGGGTAGCTGCTGGTAGACCTAATACTGCACAAGCTGGTTATGCTAAAAACCTGTATGAACGGTTTGAAAAGGCACGTGCTAAGTACGGTGATGTATCTGCTCTAAGGAGTGGAGGTACAATGCGTCAAAGTATGCAACGTTTTGGTGCTACAAGTTTTGAACGTCCATCTTCTGTTAACTTTGAAACCTCTGGCGGTCAGCCTGGTGTAGATCTTTACTTTGAAAGTAAGCGATTCCCAGCCGTACTAGGCGGTGTAGTTAAAGATGTAAGTCGTGAATCTGGATATGGTAACTACGTGGTTATTGAATCAACTGATCCAATGACTGGTCAGAAAGTAGATGTACTATATGGTCACCTTGCAGATGGTGTTCAAGTAAAACCTGGTCAACGTTTAAGTGCTGGTGATATTATTGGTACACAAGGTGGTACTGGTAATGTACGATCAGTTGATGGAACTATTGCTTCTATTGACTTCCTTGCTCCTGCCCCTAGAGGTAGTAAGAGTATGACTCCTTACGCTAATTATGATCCTCTCCGCCGTTATCTAGTACAACAGCTTCAACGCTAAATTTAAAACATAAAACATGGAAGACGATCTTACGCAAGGGATCTTGTTTGGTACGCCAGACATGACGGCTGAAGAAGAGCAGCAGATGCGTTTACAAGCTGAGCAATCTGCCCAAGACATGCAGATCATGGAAAGCATGGCTCAGCAACAAATG